CTACAGTATCTCTTTCACCTACAACCAAGTTCTTAGTTGAGTACCTAGATAGTGGTGTACGTAAGCTAACTTGGGCTGAAGAGTTCTGTACTACCTACGAGGACTTCAATGCCTGTACGGTTGGTCAGGGTGTAGACTACTCAAGCTACTTTATCTCTGGTTACAAGACAAGAGGTGAAGCCATTAGACAGCAACAGGCTACGTACATGATGCTTCATAGCAGGGCTGAGTCTGGTGCTTCTGTGTATGTACAGGGTGTGTGGGACTACAAGACATCTAGTGGGACCAAGAGGTGGTCTAATCCACAGCAGGGTTACAGACATAAGTCTAACTCTGCATTCACTACTCGTAAACTAAAGATACGTGGTAATGGGTTAAGTCTACAGATTAGGTGTTACTCAGAAACAAACAAACCATTCAATATCACTGGATGGGCAATGCTAGAGACAGCGGCAAACGCGGTGTAAACAAGAGGGAATACAGAATGTTTTTTCTACCACTAATTGGTTTAGCTGCTTCTGTTATTGGTACAGGTGTTAGCGTTTATGGCCAGATGAAAGCCACTGAAGCGGCTAATAAAAGGGCTAGACTTCAAGAAAGAATGGAACAAATGCGGGCTAAACGTGCTATGGCAAAAGAGATGCGCGAAAGGGCTTTGTTGCAATCTCAGTCTATTGCTAGAGGATACGCCCAAGGTGCAGGTGGGTCAAGTAGTCTTTATGGGGCTACATCTAACATCGCATCTCAGTCAGCCTCTAATGTCTTAGGTATAAACCAAGGACTATCTTTTTCTAGGCAGACGACTCAGTTGAATACTCAAATTGCTAACGCAGAAATGATTTCTAATCTTGGATCTGGTTTAAGTTCTCTAGGTGGAACTGCAATGAGTGTCGCAGGAAATGAAACCGCAATGAGGTCATTGAGGAGTATCACAGGTTAATTATGGCAGAGTGGTCAAATAAAAATCCTGCTGTCTCTTCTGGTATTTCTTGGTCAGATAATACTTTAAGAATTGGAGACAAACAGGCTAGGACAAAGGCTGAGACTATACATGGTGCTCTTGGTGAATTTTCACCCGGAGTCGAATCTCTTTACTCTTCTTTGCTAGCTGATGGTAATGACACATCTTTTAGGGAACAGTATAGTTCTCAGGAAATGACTGATCTAGAGGAGGCTAGGTATGCTGGCATATCTGATATTCTATCTGGGTATTCTCAAGAAGAAATTAGTAAAAGGTTCGAAGGATTAGCAACATTTGATCCTGCTACAGCCATGACGCCACTTAGCATTAATCTTGAAAAGGGTTATGCTCAGAATATGGCTGACTTTGTAGATAGTTATCGTCAAGTTAGAGCTTACGATATAGACTATGGAGACTTTTTTAATTATCGGAAAAATCTAGAAGATAAGGTGCTAGACCAGATTGCTTTTTACAAGGGTTTTGAAGAAATCAATAGCTACCTAGAAGACCTAGACGAAGGCTTAACATCATATGACTTTGTAGACTTTTTCCAACAAGGTTTTCCTCTTAGGGGTGCAGCCTTGCAGATGAATGAAATTCCTAGCTTAGAGAATTTATCGTATCTTGCCGGACAGAACCTTAAAGAAACTGTAGAGTTTATTCGCAATATTGAAGACCCAGCAGAGCGTTTGAACCAGTCAAGGGCTTTGATAACTGCTATTGCTGAGGATGGTACTCTACCTTCCCCTGATGTTGCTGCTAAAGTAGCAGATGCTATTCTGCATGGTTTTGATAAAGAATCAGCTTTCTGGGACAATATCTTTATTCATGGTTCCGATGCTTTATTTGTTCCTTGGATAAAGGGACTAAGGGGTGCTGGTAAGGTAGCTGGTTCAAGCGCAGGAAGAGCTAGGGCTTACATAAAGGGATTATCCAGTAGGAAACCTCTTGTCGAGACAGCCCAAGAACTAGGTGATAATATCGAAATTGCTAAGTACGAGATGGTGAACACTACACTATCTGATACTATCGACGATATGACACGAAATTACCCAAGTTTGTTTAACTACCCTTCTATGGCAGAGGGTAAAGCTAACATTGGATCAGCGGCGGCTCGTCAGATTTCTGATAGGTTAGAGGCAAACACCTTTGAAGCACTAGAGAAGATTCGTAGAGTTGGCTCTGTAGATAGGGTTACTCTAGAACAACTTGATTTGGCTGCAAAGGCTACTGAGACTCGTGTTAAGCGTTGGGCAAAAGGACTAGAAAAACACGTAGTTGATATAGGGGAATCTATCAGGTTTAACGATCTTACCAATAACTATACTTATGCTATGCGCTTTGGGTATGGTGGTGCTCCATTCCCTTCAAAAAGTGCAGCTATTGACTTTGCTGAGAACCAAATTGGTTTTACAAAGAACTTTGACTATAGAGAGATTGGTGAAGGTAGGTGGTTTGTTGAGACAGAGTTCCCTATTGATGAAACTAAAGGGATTATATCCTCTGTAAAGGATGTTGAAGTCACAACAAAGTTTGCTTCTAATGGTGATCGTATTGACTGGCTTACAGATATTCTTGATAAACCATTACTTAATAACCTTAGTCCTCGTGGTGTTCGCTCTATTGTAGACAAGGCAAACATGGGTGCTAGACTTTCTGCCGTCCACGGAACAGAGGCTCTTGTTGAGGCTATTGAACCTCTCGTAAGGAGTCTTAATAAGTTTACATTCTCTAAGCAAGACCGTAACGAAATCAACCGTATTCTTCACATACAGCAGGCTACCTACAATAAAAAGACAAAAACTGAGGGTGTGTATTTTGAGACAGTATCCGAAGTGGAGAAAGCCTTCTTTAATGAGTTTGGTAAGTATCCAAAGGAAGGGCAGATAGAAGCTATTCTTTCATACAAATCTATATCTGACATAGAGTTCTTTATGCACGAACTAGATATTATGAAGAACCTTCAAAGGGTAGGAAGTATCAAGCTAGAGGTAGAAGCCTTAGCAGGTAAGAAGAAAGAAAAAGTCGCTGTTAGTGGATTTGCACGGCCTGTTGACTTAATTCCTTTCTCAGAGGATGCACCAAAGAGAGTAGCTTTTATTGACGAAAAGGGAAATGTTAGCTTTAAGACATACAGTAGGTCTTATACCACAGAGTCCAGTAAAAAGTTCTTTGATGACTTTACGAATGACGGCTCTGCTGAAATCTTTGAGGCTGTTTGGAATCCAATTGATATTGGAGATGATGTTGCTCACTTTGTTGTTTCAAAGAAACAGGCAGTAAAGAACAGGATTAGCCCCGGTAACTTAGGCTATAACTTTGGTGGTCACAGTCTTTATGAGGCTGGTTGGGGAATTAAACAGCCAAAGCTAAGAGGCAAGGAAACTGGAGTAAAGTACTATACTGGGGATGAAGTTCTTCTTCTTGCGCACACAGAAAAGCAAGCTCGTGCTCTTACGGATGCCATCAACAAAGCTAAAGCTAGCCTTGCTAAAGGTACTGACGAGTGGAAAGAAATTCGTAAGGAAAAGCTGTACTTCTGGAAAGAAGAAGAGTTTGAAAAAGTACTCAGGAAGAGCTTTAGCTTAGATGATACTGTCCCATTTTCTGTAGTAAGGAGTGGTCAACGCTCTATTGACACCTACAATTACTCTACTCCACAGGTTAGGGTAATTGATTCTACTGAAGGTGTTTACTCACCTTTGGGAGAGATGGATCGTGCCTTCTCTCAGACAAGACAGCAGTCTAAGTTGCAGACTGTAATCGAGGAGAGTAATGGTCATATGCGTCTTGAGAGGGCTAGGAAGCTAAGTCCAGCAGTTGCCCTTGAGACTGGCCTTAAGAATGAGATACCAAAGCGTATCAAAAGAGACTACATCTATCGTTCAATGAACGACCTTATGAGGAACTTAGCTCTTAGGGATAAGAAAGTTTTCAATGAAAACCTAGAGAAGATTATTAACCAACCACTTGACTTCTTGCACTTCCCAGATAAGTACCTAGTACCGGGAATAGACGCTAAAACCCGTAAAGAAATAGACGTATACAGGAAGAATATCCTTTCTATTCTTGAGAATACATCACCAGAGTACAATATGCTAGAAGCCTTTAGAATGAGGCTACTAGACTATGCTGCTCCGGGGAGTACTAAGTTTGAGTTTATTAAGGATTATATGATACCTCTGATAAAAGACCCATTTGTCTTTTCTCGTCGTATGGTATTTGCATCAAACCAAGGTTTTTGGAACTGGACTGCTTTCTTACCGCAGATGCAGCAGTTTACTATTATGGCTGGGGCTTATCCAGAGTTTGCTCTACAGAGTTTTGCAGGAGCTATCTTTCAAAAGATGGCTATGTTTACTGAGCAAGTACCTGTCTTAAAGCACCTAGCAAAGCACTATGCTATGTCCCTAGAAGGTCAATTACCAAAGAATGCAATAGGTACTGTCGCAAAAGACTTTCTTGAGATGACCCAGCTAGGTAAGGATAAAGGAGCGTTCAGGGTTGGCAATAGCTATGCTCTAATCGACGATATTACAGATGTTGATTTCACCTTTGGTTCTAGAACTAAACGCACTGCTAATGCGGTTGTTAACTCTGCTTCCATGTTTGTCCGACATGCTGAAGAGCTAATGAAGATGACTGCATGGAACATAGCATACTTAGAGTTTAAGAAAAAGAACCCAACAAAAACACTGACACAAGCAGATAAAGATGCTATACTTAATAGGGCTGATGTCTTGTCAGGTGCTATGTCAGCAGCAAACAACCAGTATTGGGCAAAGGGTGCTTTATCAGTTCCCATGCAGTATCAGACTTTCTGGCTACGCACTATGGGTACTGTTACTCCATCTCTAATTGGTGCTAAAGACTATGATGTCAGACGGGCTTGGCAGGTTCTTGTGGCTCAGGGTATTGCATACGGTGCTCTGGATGGATCATTAAGCACTGCTTTACCATTAGCACCATATAGTGATCTCCTGAAAGAAGAGATGATAAAGAACAATTACGACTGGTCTGAAGACTGGTATGCTAATGTTGTTATGGAAGGTCTACCAGACTTTCTTGTTCAGACTTACATGGGTATTGACCCAGACTTTTCAAGGTTCTCCCTAAAGAATGATGTTGTCTATAACATTCTTTCTGGAGATGAGAAGATGTTTGAGGTTCTTTTTGGGCCTTCTTATGACTTGTGGAAGGGTGTTGTAGCAACTCCTGTAAAGATACTAGGGTCATTCATAAATCAAAGGGATGAGTTTGAGTTAACCCAACAAGACTGGATTGATCTAGCTGGCTCAATAGGAACTTTGAGACACATTAACGAAGTAGATATTCTTATGACACACAATAAGTGGGTTACACGTACTTCGAATAACCAAGCTGATCTTAATGACAAGAGAGAAGCATTGTTCTTTGCCATTGCTAGGGTAAAGCCAGATGCTATCAACGAAGGCTACCTAATTAAGAATGTAGAACGAAAGCGAAAAGAAAAGGTTACCGAAGCAAAGAAGGAAGCCAAGCGACTCCTAGAGAGGGCCATTAGAGTTCAAGATACGAATCCTGATGAAACTGATGCTTTAATCCGTAGGGCTAACACACTCCTAGCGACTCAAGACATTGTTGGTCGTTCAAAGTATATGTTCTTAAGAGAAATCTGGAAGGATGAAACAGACATTGAAAAGGCTACTGAGCTAATGAAGACTATCGCAAGAAAAGCTGAACAGAAAAGCTATAGAGAAGGTCAAGAATAATGGCAGACTTTAGAGAATTTGTACAAACAGGAGATATACCTAAGTTTGAATCTCCTACATTTTATCAACCAGACTTTGGTAAAGCGATAGCTAATCTAGGTCAGACTGCTGGTATGGCTCTTGAGGCTTATGGTACACAGAAGGAGTCCCAACTAAAAGAGGATGCAAACAGGATTGTTCGTGAAAGTTGGACAGAGGCGGGTCTTCTAGCCAGTGGGGATGCTCCTGAAGCCGATATTCCTGCTGCGCTAAAGAAGGACTTAAGTCGAGTTGAGTTCTTGGCTCAGGCATCAAGAAAGTCTACAGGTTCAAGAGCGCAAGCAGCGGCTGATGCTCTAAAAGTTAAGATGTCTGATATTCAAAAGGACTATATTGGGTACGAAGACTTGATTTATGCGACAGTAGAAAAAATCTCTGGTATCAATCCTTACAAGTTTGCCCTTGAGCTAGAACTTGAAAAGGAAAAGGCTAAGGCTAACGCTATCAGCAATGAAGAGAAAAGACGTATGACTATTATTGGGAGTGACTCTGGTAAAGTTTTACTTCCTAATGTTGACCCAAAGAGTGCAATCTACGCTGAGAATTGGCCTGAGATAGAACAACAGATTCGACAAAGGGATGCTCGTGTAGCAGAAGCAGAGTCAGTTGAAAAGCTCTCCAAGCTGAATATACCTGCTGCTACAACTATCTATTATGATGTTGGTGGGGCAGGCAAGGGTATTGCTGTTAACGATGTCTTTACGCTGCTTAGAAACTCTGCAAGGGAGTTTGCTAAAGACCCTAGTGAAGAAAACTATCAAAAGAACCTACAGGCTCTTCCTTTCTTTAGGCAGAAGTTAGTAGATATTCTTATTCAAAAGAGACGGTATATACAAGAGACGAAGGGTCTTGGCGCTCCTCCTTTGGCTGACTTAACAGCTATCGAAGATCAGATACTTGAGGACTTTGATAGGCAGGCATCACTATTCTCAGAAAAGAAGTTAAATGTACTGAATACTGAACTAGAGACTCGTGCCTATGGTGCAGCTAAGTACGCAAACGAATGGCGTAGGAATAATCCTGTTGCTGCCAGACTGTTTGATAACATCCAAATGGCTTCTCCTGAATTACGGCCAGTTATCTATTCTAACTTAGAGAATATGAAAGCGACGGAAAAAGCAGTTAACTCTGCAATTTTCTCAGGATTGACAACCCAAGAAACACCTGAAGGTGGTCAAAGCCTAGCAATAGACTATCTCAAGGGTATGATGGATGATACTTCTATTTCAGAAGAAGAAAAGAATAGCTCCATCAAAGAAGGGTTTAGGAAGTGGAAAGAGGGTGTCTTCCTTGGCACTGAGGTATCAAAGACAATGGCTATGTCCATTGCTGATCCAGTACAAATCAATAGGATTGCTAACGGGTTTGATAATGGAGTAGAAGACTTCTTTACTTACCTAATGGACCCACGTATTGCACAGTCACTAAAAAAGGCTGGTGCTACGGATGAGGAAGTACAGCAGTATGTAACAAGTATTGGTACAGCTTTTGTAGAGAATGAACAAATCCGTAATGAACTGTCTGCTACTTTGTTTAAGTACACTGCTAGGCAGAATACAGGAAGTCTCTTTGTTAATCCAGCTACTGGTGAATTATCCTTTAGGATTCGTCCAGAGATACTTGTACAACAGTCTTCTTATCCCGGCTTTGATCCAAAGAGAGGAAGTCCTAATCAGATTCTAGCGGATAATGTCTTAAAGAAAATTAACCCTTTCTTCAGGAATCTGTATAATGCTCTAGGTAATAGTGATTTAACCGAAGAAGCCAAGGTTGGTATAATCCAGTCTAATATGGCTATCTTAGGTATCCCTGTAGAGATTGCAGGAGAAGTTCAACAACAAGAACAACAGTCAAGTGCTCAAGAGCAACCTAGTTTAGAGAATGTAGCAGTACTAGAGGATGGTACTCAAGTCATACCTACCTCTGGTACAACCACAAGGGCTGAGTTCTTAGGTGTAGATAAGGCTGTAGGTGACCTATACGAAGATAAGACTAACGTAGATACAGCAGTTAAGACAGCATGGGGTGAGGGCCGTGGAGAGACACCTGAAGGCCGTATAGCTATCTTTGAAGTACTACGTAACCGTGCTCTTGCTTCTGGTGAATCTATCGACTACGAGGCTAAGAAGGGTAATGGATCACAGTTTAATGTCTGGAGAGAGAAAGATAAAAACTATAAGGTAGTAACTAACTTTAATGAGAAAGACCCTAACTACGAAACGACAGTACAAGAGTTCTTGACTAGTGCCAATAGTGACATAACCAAGGGTGCTACTCACTACTACAATCCAGATACCTCAAGCCCGCCTTGGGAGAACTTATTCGTAGAGACAGCCCGTATTGGTAAGCATCGTTTTGGTTATCTAAAGAAGGATGATCCTTATCGTAAGAGGCTATCTAAGTATCGTGAGTCCTCTAATAACGATGTAATGAAGAGTGAAAGAGGGTCAGGATCAGGTTTTTTTAGTGGGTTAGTTAATACTATCTTTGGGTCAGAAGCCAAGGATGAGTTAACTCGTGAGGAAAGGGCAACTCTAGGACGTATTGATTATACGAATGCTATCGTTGCAAAGTTTACAGATGACTTAAAGTTTTCTTCGCAAATTCTCTATAGTAGGGATTCTGGAGAAGTGGTAGAAGGGATGTTGTCTGGTCTTCCTAGTGGTGCTCTAAAAGATAAAGACAAGGTTAATCTTATATCAACCTTAGATATTGTTAAGAAGTCACCTATAGCTGCTGTTGGTTTAATAGAGGTCGATCCAAAGAAAGTTGTTTTATACAATAAGGATGACTCTCGTACAACTCTTGGAGGATTTTATAAGCCAACCCAAGATGTCCTTTGGTACAATAAGAATGATCCTAGTGCTCTTTTACATGAGCTTGCTCATAGATCAATGGAAAAGTACAAAGATGAAATTTCTGCGGAAATGGATACCTATATGAATGCACCTGATCTTAAAAAGTACGTAGAGCTACCAGAGTACAATGAGTATCTTGTAAGGTACATGACAGATGCACAACATGAGGGTGAAATAGACTTTGGAAGTAAGGGTAAGGAACAGCTAGAGATGGCTAAAGACTACTATAAAAAGGATATGTTCTTTAGGAAAGCTGTAGAAGCTACCCAAGCTGTTTTCTTAAGGAAGCTAGAGTCAATGCCGCAGGATAAATTTGGAAGAAGGCAGATGTAATGGCTAAACAAGGGTTGTATGCAAACATTCATGCTAAACGTAAGCGTATAGCAGCAGGGTCTGGAGAGAAGATGCGTAAGGTAGGTTCCAAGGGTGCACCTACCGCATCTGACTTTAGGAAGTCTAAGAAGACAGCAAAGAAGAGAGTAACGTAACAAAAATGGCAAAGTTAGAAAAACCATATAGACCTTTTAATAAAGGTGAGAAAATAAAGAATAAAGGTGGTAGAGGTTACTCTACAGAGAGAACAAAAACTATTGGTAATAAGAGGGCTGGTTATAAAAACATCAATACGCTATGGAAAACAAAAAGCGGTACTGTTACGGATATAGGGCATTTATCTGAAGACAGAATTTTAGAGGTAGCAAAAAGCTATGAAAAACGTACTGGGACTTCTTATCCTATTTATACTAGTGCTCCAAAAGCAGTAGAGCAAGCTAAGAAGCGTTCTCGTTCTCAGGGCGCTGGTTCTTCTCGTTCCCTAACAGTTCCTAAACCTAGACCTAAACCAAAGAAGAAAGGAAGGTGATTCAAATGGCAAGACGTATGGGTAAAGCAGCAGACAATCAATACATGGGTGGTGGCACAGGTAACTGGAAGGGTGCACCAAAGGCTCCAGCTAAGAAGACTCCTGTTACAGGAGCAGTTAAGAAGTCTGCACCTAAGCCAATGAAGAAACGTAACATGGAGACTGCTAATAAGGTCAAGGCTGGTCTTTCTAAATCAAAGGCTAAGTCTGGTGCTACTTATGGTAGTCCTAAAAGTAAAGTAGGATCTGGTTCACCACCAGCACCTAGAGACACTACTCGTTCATTGTCATCTAGGTCTGAAGTAAAGGCTCCTGCTCGTTCACTATCTCCTAAGCCAGTAAAATTGCTAGGATTCCCTACAGGAACAGGTTCTCTTAAGAGGAGTGCAAGAAGTAGACAAGCTATTTCTCGAAGTGCCAGTAGTCTTAATGCAAGGCGAGGTGCTATCTCCAGAGAGGCACAAGAATATCGTAAAACACAGAAGCCTAAGCCTCAGTCTCGTGGTGGTGAGATGGTTCTAGGTGGTGGTCGTGGCACTTCACAAGCAGAAAAACTAAGACGTACTCGTGGATTTGGTCGTAAATAAAGAGAGTTGGTGATCCGAAACAATAGACCCCTTAAGGAGAAATCCTTAAGGGGTTTTACTTTATTCGCTGTACTCTAGTTCTAGGAGTAGTTCAAGGTAGTGGATTGCTTTCTCTATGTCTGCCTTACCCTGTCCCTTTAGTCGGTGCCTTGTGATATACTTAACGGCATTACCCTCACACCAGCCTAGATTATTAGACACGATATACTGAGTAGGCTGGATACCACAGTCCTTGTAGTGGCTACCGCCTACTTGCTTCTCAGTCGCCTTTGTCATCTAACTCCTCAATCTTAATCCAACTATGTTCTACGAATAGGGATTCGTTACCATCCTCTTTAGACCATAGTTCTGAGTCATAGTCAAGCATATACCCTGCATCCTCTAACCCTTGTGTCTCAGCATCAATGATTGCATAGACAGTTTCTTCATCCATATCGTCACCATCTAGACTACTGAAGGAAAACTCAATCCATACTTCTTTAGTCTCTGTTGCCTTGATCTTCATGTTACACTCCTATATAGTCCCTTGTGTCTTCCATACCTCCGATAAGAACTCCATTGTGGAACACAACTGGAACAGTGTTAAAGCCTGCTGCCTTAACAAAGTCTAAGAGTATAGGATGTTCATCTATCTTATACTGAAAGACTTCTTTACCAGTATGCTCCTTTAGGTACTCCCTTACTCTATCACACCATACACAATTATTTCTTGAGATTACTGCATACATTAGGTTAGGTCCACTATCTCACATGATTCACCAGAGCAAGCAAATGTCTGGCTAGCCTTGGTCGTATCCTCAACTTCATACTCCTTTAGCTTGTCCCAGTCAATACTCTCTGGCATCTTGGCTAGGGCTTCTTCGTACTGTTCCTTGGTAATCTCTTGGTATGGTGCCTGTTGGTACGTATGCTCATTGTAGGGCAGGAAGGATACACCACTCATCTCATCAAAGTGCTTGTAGACAAAGGCACCTACCTCAAACCATTCATCCTTACGTACATTGATCGTAACAGAAGGCTTGTGTTCACACCAGTGACGCTGGTAGATAAGCCACGTATTGAGTTGTTCGATAGCAGTCAAATCCTCTGTAACGATAGCATCCTCTGGAGCCTGTACAGGGAAGCTAAAGACAGTAGTAGAGTCTGGCTTCATAACGCATGGTTCACTAGGAATACCCTGATCTTCCATGAACTGGGTTAGTGGGTCTTTGTTATCACCACGTACAGTACGGATATAGAAGTGACTATGACGAGGATGGATACCACTAGAGCTATCCACTAGCTGAGATACTGTGCCTGAAGGTTTGACACAAGTGATAGCTGCACTAGGCTCAATACCAAGTACTGAAGCTAGGTGTGCATTAGTATCAATGGCAATCTGCTTTAGTTCGGTTAGTCCTTCTTCTAGGTCCATGTTAGCAGCAGTGAGTAGCTTATTGTCCATGATACCCGTCAGAGATACACCTAACAGACGCTCATCCTCAGTGTTCTTCTTCCAGAGTTTACGTAGATATGGGAAGTCAGTGTAAGTGCTCTGTATGGTCCCTAGAACCGTTGCTAGACGTACCTTACGAGCAATGTCGCCAAAGGTATCAGTAGCCCTTACAACAGCCTCTGTGAGATTACAGAACTGGTATGGACGAAGGATAATCTCTGAGCATGGATTAGTACCAAACTCCCAGTTACTGTCCCTACGGCCATTCTTTGTCACTTGCTTAACAGAAGCCTGACGATTGAAGATACCACGTTCGCCACTACCTGATTCAACTAGGGCCATCCACTCACGCATAAATGATACAGCATCTGGCTTTTCAGTGTAAGCTACAGAGTTATTGGCTAGAGCACGTTGAGGATCATTCTCCCACCATGCACCACTCTTGGCATGGCGCATACGGTCATCACTAAGATTGCTCAGTGAGATCATGGCTGACCTACGTACACCACCTACGACTACTACTTCACCAATCTTGCACATGATGTCATGGCATTCGATAGAACTTAGCTTACGTCCCTGTGCACCCTTGAATGTACGTACAACAAAGTTAAACAGATCAACAAGAGGACCGGGACCAGAGGCACGACCACCAAATGTCTTTAGCTTTGCACCAGCAGGACGAACCCTAGATGTGTCCCACTTAGGTGCTTCACCACTGTAGAGTAGTGCAATAAGCTGACGTAGTGCCTTAGCCCATCCTTCCTTGCTATCCTTGACTGCAACAACAGTGTCAGAGTCATAGATGATAGGAACCTCTGGTAGCTTCGTTACGAACTGACGCTCTACACTAAAGCCTACTCCAGTACCACACATAAGGATGAACATAGCTTCATCGAAGGACTTGGGATCATCCACAGGCAGGTAGCTACAGTTGTAGGCACAAGTGTTATCACGATGTAGGGCTACACCAGCAGTCATTAGTGCTCGCATAGAAGGCATAACCTCAAGGTTAAGGATAGCTTCTTCTAGTTCCTTGACTAGCTTCTTATCGTTTAGCTTAGGCTCTACTACGTTTTCAATATACCTAGAGACAGTCTCAGGCCATGTCTCTCTACGTCCTTCTGTTTCGATCCAACGGGCATAGCGTGAAGTTGCTATGAAGTTCTGGTAGTCAGTGGGTAGGTAGTTGTTCATTGTAGGGTGTTGTCCTCATCGAATGGTCATGCCAAGCGTACAGTGATTGGATTACTCCGAAGAGTGTGAGAAAGAAAAAGAGGCAGAAAATGATAACTACCTCTTTGCCTTCACTACTCTTTAGTTGTTCTAAAAGTCTATGGATCATTAAATAAATCACTCAGGTCTGGTTTCTTGTAGTTCGGCCCCTTCAGTACCTTACCATCCTCACGATAGATAGGTTTACCATCTTCACCTAGCTTACTCATGTTGGATTCATGTACACGAGAGAAGGCTTCATTGATTGGTAGCTCTAGTGCAATAGCCATGTCGTAGCACACATAGATAAGGTCACAGAGTTCCTTTGTCAACTTTTCTTTTTCAATATCCTTCTGAAATAGGAACCCAGAACTATCCACACCATTAACTTCATGCCATAGCTCGTCTGCTTCCTCTTCAATAAGAGACAGTTGATTCTCTACGTTAGCTAGATTGTACTCATTCTTCTTCCCAAATGCAGTACGAAACTCTAGTACCATATCGTATGGTGTCATTCTGTAGTCTCCTGTTCAATCGGTTCGATTGAGCCTAATACTAAGACTTCATGGATTGTGTAGTAGGCTGGTTGGTCGTGAGTATTTACAAAGAGCCTAGCTTCATCGTAAGTAGGGTAAGAAGCAATAGGACAAGTCAGTGGTTCATCATAGTGTGTGACTACGTAACGATACTGTGTCATTTCTTTTTCTTCTTAGACTTCATTTTCTTGTATGCCGCAGTAGCAATAGCATAGGCACTATCTTTGGACTTACCTGTTTTCTGTACTGCCTTACGGATTTCTTCTAGCTTCTTTGGCATTATGTCACCACCATTAGATTATTATGGTCAAATGTATAGTAGTGCTCCTCAACGTCAATACCGTCTACATCTACGTATATAACCTTGAGGCCACTCTTGTCAACAACTAATTCAATATCGTATAAGTCTGTGGGTTCGTGGTCATAAATAACCTCTTGCCCCTCAGAGTTTGTTCCATAGATACGTATGTTCATGTTGTCTTAGTACGTTTCTTTCTAAGATTTTTTGATGCAACTTGCTTAAATGTATTGGCTTTAGTATTCCCACCACCCTTGCTTCTATCTTTTCTATGTGCAATGTGTGTATTACCGTTTCCATTGGCCATACCGTCTTTACCAGTAATACCTTCTTCAACCCTACGCTTTCTTTGAAAGGCTCGATATTCTTTCTTCTCTTTAGTAGAAGCTTTCTTAGCTTCACATTTATAGCATCGTTCTTTACGACTATCTCTAGATTTCTCTGCCCCGCAGTTCTTACACTTAGCCATTAAACCCCCCTCATGTTCTCCTTCATCAAGGTCCATGCCTCAGCAGTCAACCTAAACGATCCTAACCAACAGTTACCCCTAAAGCCTAGAACAAGAACACCAGCTAGGGTGCCATCATCCTTTGGGAACTCTACCACAATAAGCTCTGACTCCTGTTCATCAGCAAATGGACGCTGAGTTACAGCAGTGAATGCCTTGGCAAATAAGGCAATCTCTTCTTGTGTATTAAAGATGTTTTCTGTCTTGGCTAGAGCAGTAGCCTTATTGTAAATTTCTAGAGACTTCTCTGGTGTATTTACACAGGCTTCAGATACAGTCCATAGGTCAGACTTACCTAGACGATTGACTAGGATAGACTCATTAGGGTCAATAGTGTTTGCTTTGGTAAACACAGTAGCACCTAGTAGGGTTAGCATAAGTAGGGCTACAGCACCAATCATTAGCTTATACATCTTCATATCCTTTTAAGCGTAGGTTTTCAAACAAAACGTCTTGTACGGCTTGTACTGCCTTCTCTGAACCATAGACCCAGTAGTTGTCCTTAACCTTGATAGAGTAGTACGTATCTCTTTTCTTGAGTTGATCTTGGTAGAGTTGTACTTGTTCCTTTAGGTAGTCTATCGTAGCTAAGGCAGCATTGTAGTCTACTTGGTTAATCATCTGGTTCTACGTCCGAAGTAATGTAGTTATACTTGTTGTACAACTCTCTGTCGCTAACTCGTTTGTACTCAGTTTTCTTAGGGTTAACAACCCTTAACTTGTACTCCCCAGTGCGTCCCTCGTGTAGTCTCTTGGCCTGTAGGTTTCTCCTACGCTTCTCTTTCTGTTCGTTGTCGCCCATTAGAGTGATCTCATGTTCTCTAGGATGTCTTCGTCTAGTAGTCCTGCATAGTATATAGTAACAAATACTTCTTGTGGTGTCAATCCGAATAATTCGAATAGTTCCTCCAGATCACCACGTTTATTTATGTAGCTAGTCACGATTAGCTCTAGTGTTTCTTCATCCATACTCCTTCTCCAATCTATGTAGAGAAATAAACTCAGGATCATACTGTCCATTCTCTACACCACGCTTGACTACGATACCACGCCACCATAGTTTGTTACACTCACCAGCCCAGTCAGCATCATAGTCCTGATACACACCAGCAATACAACCATACACCTTCTTACCATTTACTGCTGTTCTTTCAGCGAAGTCCATAATGTGTATGTGACCGCAAGTACACGAAGTGAACTCCTTAGTGATGAGACTGTAAGCAGGATGCTCACCACCGATAGCGCGACCCATAACGCCAGAGACAAAGAAGTGGGCGTAGTGTATCCCGTCAACTTCCACAACACCGGGAGTATTCCCATTGTAAGGAACGACAGTATCATAATAGTCAGATTCTTGGAGATCGTTAATAGAGATAGCACCATCCAACTCAGGAGAGCTATTGATTGCCTTAACGATTCGTTGTTCGTGGTTTCCATGTAGCTTGATTCGTAGAGGTAGACGCTTCTTCTGCTTCTTTACAATGGACCACACACGGTCTTCGAAGTCTACGGCTGCTTCCACATCCTTCTTATAATTACGTCCAATAAACCCCTTAGTTCCCTTATCATAGGAAGACAGGCTAGGCATATCAGCAGTATCCCCAATGTTAATAACAACATCAGGCTTAATATCGTTAATGAGATGTCCAAGGTACTCTGCCCTTTTGTTGTGGTGGTTAGGGTGTGCATGACTATCAGGGATAATCAAGTGAGTCTTAGCCATCTAGGATGTCCTTTAGTACAAATGTCTTTAGTGCTTCACAACCGAATACAATCTCACGATGGTCACCAGTGCTACTGAAGAACCTGTAACCATCCTCAGTAATGACAATAGAGATAACTGCCCTCTTGTTAGTCATATCGTCAATCTGATCCATGACAAAGTTAATGTTCTCTTGTTCGTCTTCCTTTAGAGAGCTCTTGAACTCTGCCATAGAGATTACACGATCTCTTTTGTCATCACTCATCCTCTGTCTCCTTGATGTAGTCTTTTAGTAGTTTCAGGAAGCCGATCTCTATCAGCATCTGGGCGGTACGCTGTGTTATGTCCATCGTAACAGTAGCAGAGCCATCTTCGTTTTCGATGTAGTCGATGATCTTGATTGTATCAGGTCCGTCAGTCATGCGTCACCTTCCTAAGTATACCTTCTGCACCATCTAACCACTCAGGTTTATCCTCTTGGAGGTAGGCCCACTCAACAATACTAACTAAGATACCCTTCAGCATCCCAGCATTATAGGCGTGGTCAGGTATTTGGTTTAGAGTTGCATTAAGGGCAGCTATTGTATCCTGTTGCTGGCGGATGGTGTCATAAGACTGCTTGGGTTCTTGCGACTTTAAAGGCATGATGGCGTATGTGCCGATCTTGCGTATGTCATCGTGAAAGCCTTTGTAGTAGGCTAATTCAGCTTCCAGCTCTTCGATGCGGTCATCACTCATCATCAATCCCTATCTTGTAGTCATAGTCACCACTGAAGTAGATGTAGACATGCTTGAATGCTATCGCATCTTTACGGTGATCTTCCTTGTCCTCCTGCTCGTGAGGCTTTAGACCGTAAGTTCCATGCTTTGAATGGAGCCTCTTGTACTCTTCAGCGTGGTACTCACAGGTATCCTTCATCTTCCAAGAGATGAGGTCATTCATGAAGTCGCTGTGGAGGAGGTGGTTTAGGAAGTCTGGTGTTTTCTTAGTCATCGAACCATTCCTTTGGTACTGTTCCAATAGAGAATTTGTAGTTGTACTTGGTAGCCCAGTCACTAGCCCTCATCTTTGCTCCCTTGGATATAGGACCATCTTTGTAGAATACAATACGTATATCCAAGTCTGGGTACTGTTCCTTTATGGCAATCATCTTCTTGCGTGTCTGGTAGTCGAATGCTCTTCCTAGTCCTTTGGCTTCTATGTACATCTTTGTACCATCCTTACGTTCAATAACAAAGTCAGGAATGTACTCAGATGTTACAGTGTAGGTTAGTTTCTCTGGTTCGTAGTATGCCTTGGCTTTCTTGTTAGGTAGAAAGGCTTGGATACCTTTCCATACTTCGTACTCAAATGCACTACGTACTTTCTTTCCTTGTATCTTTTCTGGTGTCTTACGCTTCTTTGGCATACTGTGTAAAGCCCTTTATTTTTCTTCCTCCTTTAGCGGGGTTTGGGTCTTTACCAAAGCGAAAGGAATGTAAAGCACACGTGTGTACAGGACATTGTTCGACTTCTGTGTACTGATAGCAGCTACAGTCCATGCACTTAGCTCTGATAACTTTTAGAACTTCTGCTTTAGTAGTCATTTTAGTTACGCTTTCGGGACATTAGGTTCTCGTACTACTTTAGTCAAGTACTTAGGTCCAGTGCTGTAGATGTAAGTCTGAAGGCTAGGCCAGCACTTCTTCTTCCAGTCACAATAGGAGCACTGAGTACACAGCTTCATGTTACCTGATTTACCATCTGGTTCATCCTTGAATACCCTGTTGGGTATGTTGGGTGAGTTGATAGCATCCCTAGTGAAGTTAACATAGTTATCATAGTTAACACCATCTGACTCATGTATGTCAAGGCAAATGTGACCAAGTGTTTTGTCTATGACTAGGAATGCAGCACGGTTCTTGTCTGTTACAAGAGGATCATCCTTGGATGCCCACAGGTACTGCATCAACTGAGGAATGTAACCAAAGGCATCCTCTTCCTTTGTCAGATGGTTCTTGAACTTTTGAAATGAATACGTAGAGGCACTCTTGACATCAACAACTACACCATCAATAACTGCGTCACGGTGACCCTTGATCCCATCAATCTCTAGCTCATCCTGCATACCTTCAACAGAGTGTCCTGCTTCAGCAGCCAGATACAAGAGAAGCTCTTCTAGGATGTCACCATAGAGGAACTTGACACGAGCGTATGGTGGCAGTGGTTCAGCATGTTCAATGTCCATGTTGACATGATACCAGAGTTTACGAAGGCAAGGAGTACCCATGTTGGACATGCGTAGTGTTCCCTTGCCTTCCTTGTTTTGTGCACCAATACGTGACTGTACTGTCTGGGCCAACATGAGACCAAACCGATCAGAAAGGTAGCTATCGAACTCCTTCTCTGAACCGAAGAGTCCGTAGATGTCATCCACCAGTGTTTCGATTTGCTTGCTCATGTTAGCCTCTTTATCAGTCTAGTGGGTTGTCTTCAGCAGTAGGCTTAACGTACTCAACGAGGTTAGTGATAATCACCTTGTTGAAACGATGGCCCATACCCATTGAAGTGTCATAGGTGATGAACTCTACAATAGCCTCAGAGCCATTACCAATGGTCTTACCGTCTAAGGATTCACCATTCTCCATGACTACCTCTGGAGGAGGAAACTCAATAAGATCATCCTTAATCATCTTACGAGTAGGACGCTTCAGTGTATACATAACATCACCCTCTTTGTCTTCACGAGGGCGTGTCTGTACACCTGACTTCTTCCACACAGATTCGTCAATGTCGTACATATTTACCTTGTAGTTACGGCTACCACGAAAATCATCAGGTTCAAAGAGGTTCTGACACCACTTTAGCTTACCTTTGATTTTATGATAATTCGTTGCCATTTCGTCTTTCCTTTAGTGAGTTTCTAACCAGTTGTAACCTATTTCGCTGCTACCGTCAAGCCTACACTTAACCTCTAGTTCTTCACCAGCTTGGCGGATAGCCTGTCGTTGTACATAAGCAACGTACTTGGCAGTTTCAAGACAGTGTTCTACTTCTGTCTGCCATTCGTCATGCACATCGTTAACTTGTCTGAACCATATCTTTTCCTTCTTGAGACGATTGTACCATATACGATTAGCCCACTTCATGATGACTGACTCACCATTCTGTAGGTATCCTGCTAGCATGAGGTGCTCACTATCGCACTTAACTACTCTACCGTCAAGCCCTATGAAGTAGCCCCTCTGCGCATCATTAGGTATAATACCATACTTCAGTTTTGACAACCCGTCAATAGATGACAAGAAACTATTCATCGCTTTAGCTGCTCTGTCATTATTCGTTCGTAGTATGTGAGCAATCTTTGCTGTTCCTGCTCCGAGTAGCCAAGCATAGATAAATGTTTTTGCATCGTCTCTAGTGATGCTATCAAGGCCAAGTGCTCTTTTGTTGACATTGTGTATGTCTGTTTCGTCTTCCTTTTTTCCATTGACTATGGCCTCTGTGTACTCCTCATTGTCGATGTAGTGAGCCAGAACTCTTAGCTGAATACCTTCAGCGTCAGTACCAACCAATAGCCTATCCTTTGGTACGCTCCATAAAGAACGCATTAGACCGTTATAGGTAATGTTTATGGACTCAACAGGTGTAGGCTCTCTACCTTCCGGTGGATAAGCACTGGAAGGAATATTAGCCATGTTCGGACCACTATGGGACTTACGGTGAGTCCACGAGCCAATGTGTTTAAAATTCCCTCTAATGCGGTTGTCAGTTTCGTCCACTGCATTTAACCACTCCTCTAGTGTGGACCTACGTGAGTCTAGAGTAATCCACTGTACGAGCTTCCTAGCGCCTTCTGGGGCATGTTCAGGTAGGGTGGCTAGGTTAGCCTCTGAAGTCTTCCATCCGTATGTCTTGAAGTGCTCCAGTCTTTCCTCATTGTTCTCACGTTCGGCCTTGATGTAACCGTCAGTCTTCTCCCTTGGCTTCCATCCACAGGCATTCAAAACCTCAATACGTTGCTTTGGACTACCCGGATTAAATTCAGCCCACTCAAATCTGCTGAAGGGTGCATCTGCACAGAACCCATGTTCCTCTGGTTCTCCATCCAGAAACCTGAAGTCCTTCTTGGATATTGTACCCTTAGCTGTTAACAAGGGAGTAATCTCCTTGACAAAAACTGACTTTGGTTTGAAGTCTTTCTGAATAGCTTGGTTCAGTTCCTCTAGTTTGTCACATATCTCCTTGTGTAGTTCCTTAGCCCTTGCTGTCTCAAAGTGGAAACCACTGGCTCTCATATCTTCGCAGAGGATAGCTGAGTCATGCTCAAGTCGTATGGCTTTGTCATACCTGCCTTTGGATATGTAGTACTTGTGTATAGTCTCAAATACTTTTGCTGTCAACCTTACGTCTTGCTTACAGTAGTCAACCATCTCCTTTGAGAGACAAGAGAAGTCACTGAAGTCAACCTTTGGAAAGTTCAGTCGTAGTCCCCAGTTATCCAGCGAATGGTTACTATACTTCCAGCTATTGGCAAGACGGCTAAGGACAAGAGTGTCAAGGCACCTACCCAAGTCGTACTGAGCATTGCAAAGGCGATTGATAACAGGCAGATCGAAGCCAATAATGTTGTGACCAACAAGAGTGTAATCACGTATGTAGTCCACAAACTTTTGAGTATTTGTTTCATGAGGTGTAATCCATGTCCTTTCTTCACCTGTCTGTACGTCCTTGGTGATGGCTACCCAGATGACACTTGGTGTAAGTGATTCACACTCAATGTCGATGACTAGGTAGTTGCTCATTGTTATAGTCCTTCCAGTGTATCCTGATCTATGTCTTCACCAGACTTGAGTTCTTGCAGAGTGAAGGTTGTGTCGTTGTCGTAGTAGACTGAACCAACTGGGCCTGTCTTTGCACCCTGTCCACGTCCCTTCTCTACAATGAAGGATAGTTTCTTACGCTCGAATGGATCAGGATGACGAATGTTACGCTCCATGTGGATTACTGTGTTAGCAATCTTTGGTGGGTAACGAGAACTACGTGTCTGGCCATTGTCGTTTACGTGCATGATGGTAACGAGACAGAACCCTAGTTGAATAGCCATCTTCTTTAGCTGAGTGACTACGTAGTCTAGCTTCTTACGTTCATCATCATCCTCAAGACCCGTGACAAGCATACTAAGGTGGTCCAG